TGACTACCAGAAGACTGACCAGGAACGATTGAAGGAGAGAGAGCACTTAGTCCAACTTCTGACTCAGTTACAAGCTCCTCAAACTTTTCGTTTAAGTTATCTGACATTTGAGATTCCTCGTAATACTTACTATATGTTTATTCTATGATTATTTATTAAATTACAAACTTTGTAAGAAGTGGTTAAATGCTTTTAACGACCTCTCCTCAATATTTTTTCTGGTTGATTCAGAAATATATTTATGGTATTTAGCAATATTAACTTCCTTAATAATGCCATTTTCCCATACCCACTCTTTTCCTTCCATAATTCCGTTCACAAATGCGTCAGGTGCGGAGGGATCTGCTACAATATCAGCAGCAGTTGCAAGCATAAAATCATCACGAACATAATTTGCACCATTCTTTTCTTCAATCGAACCCATGCCTCTAGAAGAAACTCCTAGCTTTACGCCAGACTCTAGAAGAGACTTAGCGATGTTACCCATAGGAGTTGAAAGAATTTGTGCTTTGCCAATGAAGTTTGTTCCTTCTGCTTTGAGGGAAACAATCTTGTGAGATACACGATCTAGATTTACAGTTGGACCATCTGGGTGACCGAGTTCACCTAGAGCACGACCAGACGTAACATACTGTTCTGTGTATCTACCAACTTCGCGCTCTAATACACCGAAAGGATAAACGCGACCATTACGATTTTTAATATCTGCCTGAAGGAAAACACCTTCGATATACAGATTTTTTTTACCGTTTGATTCTTCTACAAGGACTTGTACTTCCTCAATACTCTCGGTGATTAGTTTCATTGTTCTGTTTCCTCTTCTGGTGATTCGAACTCTACCTCCTCTTCTGGAGAATCAAAGAATGACTTAGCAACAATTTGCTTATAGTCACTCATTGCTTGCGCTGCTTTTCCGTAAAGAATGTCAGCGATTTTATCTACAGCAGCGAGGCGGTTGCCATCGCGCACAGCGTTTACAACTTCAATAGTATCCATTTAATTAAACCTATAATAAACTATTTATTTTTCTGATGTTTTGGGTTTGGATGGAGCAGCTGGCGCTGGAGGTGGTGGAGGCAATGCTCCAACCTCAAGCGATGCGGCATTCATCAAGTTGGTGTGAATAGGATCGGGGATCTTACCTTCTCCAATTTCAGATTCCATTTGCTTAGTGATCTCATCATATTCTGTATCAGATTGCATAAGAACTTGCTTTCTGACATATTCAATAGAATAATATTTACCTAAGAAAGGATCTAATTGAGTAGCAACTTGTAGGCGATTACCCATAAGTTCTGCTTGCTTGAGTTCTTCAAAATGATTATCAAAATGATAGTCATATTGAATATGCTCTTGCATCTCTTCCCAATCTTCAGGAGCAATAACTCCCTTTAGAATGAGTTGAGTCTTAAGCATGTCATGGAACATTGCGCTAAACTTCTTGCGAAGTCTTGCGATCCACTTGGCAAACTTAAGTTCATCGCGCAGAATCTCAGATGAACGACCAAGTGAGAATCCTTGGTTGGCATCATCTAAACGCGATGGTGGTAGGTTGAGTGAGTTGTAAAGTTTCTTTTTAAAATACTCAACGTCCTTGAGTTCGCCAAGGTTCTGACCGCCTGGGAGTGTGGTGATTTCAGTTCCTCTACCACCTTCACGGCGAGGTAACCAGAAATCCTCAAGCATACTCATATGCTTTTTGTCATCGCGGATTTCACCAGTTTGTGCGTCGTACACAAGTTTGTTACGATAGCGAGCCATAACTTCACGAAGGTATTGCTCTGCTTTTACCTTAGGAAGATTGCCTACGTCGATGTAGAAAATACGGCGTTCTGGTGCGCGGGAAAGTCTGTAGATAACCAGCGCATCTTCAATCATGCGTAACTGGTTAAGTGATTTGATTGACTTATGTAAGAAACTCAACACCATCTTTTTGTTGAGATCTTGTAAACCTGATTGAACATAAGTAATTGCATCGTTTGCAATCTTGACGCCACTCGTTGCGTTGTTAACGTCAAAGGTTGAACTGATGAATCCTTTAGGATTATACATGTAGTAATCTATGTACTCACCAAAATCATACTGATATGCGGTGCCTTGAATACCTTGTAAATTCTGTGCTAGTTTAGGATCTTTATTTTGAACTCTTACTTTTTTGATTCTGAGTGGGTCGATGTATCTGAGTTCAAGAATACCTGCTTTAGGATTAGTAAGATCAATAACTTTATGATAGTATAATCTGCCATCAATATACCAAGTTCTAAAAATTTCATGAGCTCGGGTATCAAAATGTAATAAACGTAAAATATATTGAAATTCTTCTCTAATTTTTTTCTTGATTGGTTCTCCTACTTCTAAATTGGATAACTCAATTGAAACAGGAGTATCATCTAAACTAGAATTAATTGCTTCATTAACAATCTCATCAATAGCAGAATCAACCTCTGGATGCAGCGACATATCACGATAGCGCCTAATGAGATCAAACTCATTACGCGCTACGCCATCGATATCTACATACGAACCAAAATAACCACCTGCTACAGTGGTTACGGCATCGTCAGCAGAAGGAGGAATTGGGGATTGACCTTTCAATTCCTCCTGTTTGCTTTTAATTGAGAATCCAAATAACTGACTCATGTTTAAAGTGTCTCACTGACTATGATATATTTATCTATCAAGCAATAGTGCCAGTATCTGCGCCAGATGCTAATCCACCAGATACAGGTGCTTCTACAGTCCAGTACTGTAGTTGGAACTCAACTGTGAAGTCCTCAATCTGATCGTTGCTATCATAAGCAAGATCAATCTGAGAAACGTTAGTTGGGAAACAACCTACAAGTTTGTAGTTTCTGAGAATACTTCCGCCAGCGGTAGCATCTCTTTCTAACTGTTGAATGTAGATATCTGCAGTGTATCCAGCAGTTGTGTTGGGAACAATTAGTTCTGCAGTGTTTGCTTCGTGTGCGTTGATGGTTCTCATCCAACGCTCCATAGCGTGACGAATCTGGAAGTTTCTGTCGTTGATGAAAGTAGCAGTCCAAGTATCGAAGGTTCTGTCACCTGCGACTTTGACTGTTCTTCCTCTGAAAGGAACTTCGATAACACCTAAGTTTGATGCTGGGAGAGCAGCAGACTTACAGAGAAGGTTAACTAATTCCTTCTCGTCGGTGCCTGTTGGTAGATCTACGCTACCTGCGGAATTGGGGAAGTTAATTGTTGCTAGGAATAGATTAGGGCGTACACCCTGATTAACTTTTCCTAAAAATTGACTTACGCTACTAGTAATTGCCATCGATCTTTACCTCGGGATAATTTTTAAAGAAGAATTAGCGACCTGTTACTTCAGAAAAACTCACGCCAGATCTCGTAGCAACAAAAGTGATGGTGATGTAGTTAATTGAACGAGTTGGTTTTACATAAATTTCAGCAACAAATTCGTTTCTATCAATGACATCTGCAGTGTTGTTTGTTTCGTCGCAAACAACTAAGAAGTCAGTAACACCTCTCTTGGATTGAATTTCCGAAAGGAACGAATTAGCAGCACTTGCGAATGATGTACGGGTTGTGCTATCATTGAGTTCAAATAGAACTGTCTTAGCAAGTTGACCGATTCTCTTTTCCATCGAAAGGAAGAGACGGCGAACGTTGATGCGGTCAAAAGCACTTGGGGTAGCAAGAGCAGTTTTATCACCGAATAGGACGATACCTTGACCTGGGAAAGAAGCAATAGGATTGATTCTCTTCTGATAGAGCTTATCTCTGTCTGTCTTTGAAGGAACATAAGCAAGCTTAACAGCGTTTCTGATGTTTCCTCTGTTTAAACCAGCTGGTGATACCCAATCTTCTGCGGTGGTTGAAACCTGTACGCATAGACCAGCAACATCAGCACAGCATGGAATGTAACGATAAGTATCATTGTACTTATCATAAACATACTTGTAACCGCTATCTAGAACAGCATATGAGCTGCTACCGATTGAATTGAAGAAAGTGATGATGTCATCTCTTTGTGCGGTTGGTGAAGAAAGAGAAACGAAACCTTTGTGTGGTGAAACAAAAGCAACGCAATCTTTTCTTGTGGAAGCAATATCAATTACTTTCTGTGCCTTGGTTACTTGATCTGCTTCAACAGCAAGACTTCCACCAGCAAGAATGAAATCGATTTCTACTTCTTCTGTATCAGCAAAAAGATCAAAAGCAGTTGTGATAGTTGATACGTTAGTTGTATAAGCATCAACACCAGCACTTAAAGTTAGAGTAGCGTTGCCAGAAGCAGGAGCAACTGTGCCAGCATAAATGTATGCTGATTTAGCAGCAACTACATCAACATAGTATTTTGAACCACCTTGGTCGTCCTTAGCATTTGATAGACGGGAAACATAAAGGAATGTTTCTAGAACGTTGTTATCTGCATCAAGAACAGCAATATGTAGATCATTTGATCCACCTGGATCACCAGCAATCGTGTTCCACTTAACAGTGTTGTATAGATTTTCGCTATCGTAATCAGCTACTCCACCATCGATTGTTGCGACCTTAAGACCATTCGCCCATGTACCAGCAGTACGTGCAGCAAACTTCCAAGCATAACCAGAGTAGTTTGCTTCGTAACTAGTTAGTGATTTGATGATAGGAGCAGTAACCCCAGCAACAGTTACGACTGGATATGCAGTTGTAAGAGTGGTTATGTAAGCTGTAGAAGCAAATGTTAGAAGGGTAGCAGTGATTGTTGCACCAGGTTGTACTGCTGCTGTTGTTCCAAGTTGTGCTCTAGTTACAACAACTTGATTACCTTCAACAGCGGTAATTCTAACAATTTCATTAGCACCGTTGCTACCAGCACCACTGTTTGTTAAACGGAAGTATGAACCAACCGTAAAACCAGTAGCACTAGTTAGATCAATGATTGTTTCAGTAGCGTCGATGGTTTCGTTAACTACGGTTGTGGTTGCCGAATCAGCATAAGACCACTTAGTAACAGTAGCTCCATTGGCATGGTCTACAGCAGATGAACCGAGTTGCGCTCTAGTTACGGTTAGCGAATCTGAACCACCAGTTGTTGTTGCTGTTACTAAGAAATATTCGTTATCAACTTTGACGTAATCGTTTGTTGAGAATGCCGAGGCATTTGCAACGTTTAGTTTGGTTGCATCTGTCGATGAAGCTCCAACTTCTGAAACTGCGTTTTTTAGATTGGAATCTTCGATTCTTACAATCTGAAGTTGTCCGCCATATGAAAGGAAGGTTGCTGCAGCAAACCAATCCTCGTAATTACTTGCGTTAGGGGCACCGAATGTTTCTAAGAGTTCTCTTTCAGTAGCAATATTTGTGATTACTCCTACTGGTCCTTTAGCAAAGCTACCGACTAACGCAGCAGTATTTGCCTGTGCGTTGACAATAGTTTGACCAGTTAAATCACGCTCTCTTAGAACAATTCCAGGTGATACTTGACCTGCCATGTTTTTCTCCTCGTGAAAAATAGTTCATTTTTTAACTACAAATATTTATGAAAAAGAGTATTTCAAATGGGGAAACCATGCATGAACACACTACCAATCAGGATATTCCCACAGAACCTTTTGCTTTCCTTCTCTGCTGCCAATAATTCTTTGTATAGTACATTGTTTACATTCATAAGAATATGAAGATGGTAAATATTTTTTACCTTTCCTTATCACATAATAATCAGTCATTAGGTCTTTAGTCTCACCACAGACTCGACACTTTCTTTCTCTGAATAATAAATGACTTAAAGAAAACTCATCTTCGATATCCATCAGTAACCTATCATGTATTCTACATCGGCAAAAGGATTGCCGTATCCATCTGTATACCAGACATTACCATCTTCATCTACAAACTTCTCTTCCTGT